TGCATCTCTTTTTACTACTGCCATTTTATTTTTGATATTTTAATTATTCGTTATTAGTGTCACCCTCGACGTTGACATTAGTTTGTTTTGTTTCTGTATAATTAAAATGGAAATTAACTACTTGAGAAGGATCGATAAATACAGACTCTACTTTCTCTACTATCGTATATACATTTCCAATTACTGAGGAATAATTCTTTTGTGAATCAGTCCATACAATCTTAACAAATCCATTACAATCTGTATCAGATGGTTTTACTCTCCACGTTTTATCTGAGTTGAATTTTATTGTACTTTTTGTTCCATTAAGAAATTCAAAAGTAAGTCCATCAATGCTACTAACATTAGCATTAGCCTCTAAACTTCTACTCTGACTTCTTAGTAAAGTAACTAATTCTGTTGATGTCATTATTTCTATATTTATTAAATTTGATTGAATTCTATTGCTGTTGTTATAACATTTTCAATATCAGCTTTTAATTCAGCTCTTTCTTTGAGGAAATTTGTATAATTTGTAATAACTTTTTCTGCATCTTCTTCATTTAGGAGACCTAATTTAGCGGAATTATACTCATTTATTAGTTTATTCTCATGGTTGTTTCCGTAATAAACTGAAAAAACTTCCTCTACGGCTTTACTAACTGATATCGGATTGTCTATGCGAATTTCATAACTAGCCCAATCACCTTCACCTACTTGTTCTATACCCCAACGAAATAAAACAAAAGTCTTTCCTATAAAAAGACGTGAAGGTTTCTCACTGTAATGTGTCTTTTTCATGTTTGTATAGAATTTTTAAGTAAATTTATAGTATTTAATCTTTTTCTCTTTTATTAATACAATAGTTGTAAAAAAAGGGAAATTTTCAGGCTTCAATTGACTTAAGACTTCTTTAATCGCCTTGCAATTTGTGAAAAATTTAAACTCTTTTTCATCAGTTCTTGCATGGATTAAAGCTCGACCTTCACCATATTCTGTCTTTACCCCTAATACAGCACCAAGAACCTCAATCCTTATATTCACTAAATCATCTATACTTAACCTTTCACAGCTAAAAAAATTCTCATCTAATTTTACGGTGCCATTTGCTATTAACTCGGAGAATTCCATTATTATTTAATAGATTACTACTGTTTGAGTACTTACACCACCCTAGCCATGGAGCTATTTGTTGTTTAATTTCTTTATCAGTTAAATTCTTATCCTTAATCTTTGAAAGTTTCTTACAAAAATTCTTCTTTATGCTTTTTCGAATAAGTTTTTGATTTCTAAAGAACTTAAATCCAACATAATCAAGCGCTCTACCTGTTTTATCATACCTATTCTTTGCAATAGGGAAAATCTGATAATTACTTTTTAAGGTAAGATGTAAATTGTCCTTTAAATATTTTTCAATCTTTTTCAATGTTTCATGTAAAACCTCTTTTTTATCAGAGAAAAAGCATATATCGTCCGCATATTCTGTAGCTTTTACCTTCAATTCTTCATTAACGTAGTGCATAAAATACGCTAAATATAGATTTGAGAGATATTGACTTAGATAATTCCCTATAGGCAATCCCGTCGAACTGTCTATTATATTATCAATTAAAGATAATAATTTTTTATCCTTAATCTTTTTACGAACTAAGCCTTTTAATATATCATTATCGATACTAGGGTAATATTTCTTTATATCAATCTTAAGACAGTATAATTTTTCTCGATTTTTATAACTCTTTATTATTTTTTGTACTTGTTCTGCACAAGCCGAAATACCCCTATTTTTAATACAACTATACGTATTATAAGTGAATGTTTTTAACCATATCGGCTCTAAAATATTCATAATAGCATGGTGTACAATTCTATCTGGATAATAAGGTAGACGGAATATTTCTCGCTCTTTTGGCTCTTTTATAGTAAATGTAGTGTATTTGGATGTTTTAAATTCACCATTTTTTAATATTTCATGTAATTTTTTAAGATTTTCTTCCTTATTCTTATCGAAAATCCTTACACCTATTTGAGATCCTTTACCACACCGCGCTTTACTCTCTGCCAAAATTAAATTATCCAAACTAATTATTTTCTCATAAAGATTATTAAGTCGCTTCATTGTTAATTTCTCTGCTAATTGTAAACGAGTCTTCGAATTTTACTTCTACCAACACGTAACTTTGTAATTTGAGGTTGAAACCTTTTTTGCCAAGAGGCAAGGTCGTTGGTCTATGTTTTGTGATTAAATTTTTTATGTTTTAATAAGCATAGGCGCGAGCCGATATTCGCGTTCGTATTCGAGGGGACGTTGTTCGAATTCGAGTAGACGAAACCGGAATTCGCCCCGTTATTCGTTCTACCACCGAAGTGCAAACCACGGCTCATCAGACCAACCGACCTAATCTTGCGATCTCTTATAAGAAGATCGTTTATTTTTTACTAATTTTTTGAGG